TGAGTATCTACCAAACTTATGGAATTTAATTTTCACTTCTTCCCAAAGCTGGTCGAAGTTTTCGGAGGCTGATCCTTTGAGAAACGGCTCGAACGCTTCTTGTTGTGAACGCTTTCCGACCCATTGTTTGTATGATTCGAACTGCGCAGGTAGATGACCTTTGTTCCACTTAGTGTCTGTCTGATATCGCAGCCGCTTGTAATTATCATTGTTCCATTCACGTAGTCGTTCGGAACCGACGAGTTCCATATCGGGAAATTCATTCCATATCACCCATGTTGTTGGAAGATAATACGTTGTTCCATAGATCCAAGCAATCCAAAGCTTTTGCTCTTTGTTATGCTCAAATCTATCAAAAAGATAATTGGTCATGTGTATTGCTGGATCGCAATCCTTAATGGAAAGCGACCAGCGATACCAATTGATGAAATCTTTTTTGCGTTTTGCTGCTATCATAGAAAGTTTTCAATCGAAGGTTGTTCGAGCAATGCTTCTCTCAACCATGACGAACCAACTGCATCAATTGCAGCTTGTGTCTTGGCTTTCTTCTTCTCACCCCATGCATAAGATTCCAAACCTTCTTTAAGAAATTGTTCTTTGGCTTTGGCAGGAAGCATTACCGACATTGGATCAAGAACAGCGACGTTCCTGTAATCAATCTGGTACTGGCGAGTAGAAAACAAAGGTTGATCAGAACGCAGACTGCCAGTTGGATCAACTGCCCAGAAAATTAATCCATTGCGATTATGCCAAGTTACAGAAGACGGTGTACAAGACAACTTAAGTCGAATCACATTACGTTCCTCGACTGCATACTTGATCCATGCATCCCAGCACTTACTGGCATATCCATTGCCTTCTTTACCTTCAACAGTAACAATCTCATACAGATTGGCATAACCATCACGGTTGAATGTGGCAAAAATTAAACATACAATTTCACCATCCACTTCATATGCAAGTGGAGGAGCTTTCTCGTAATTGCTGAACCTAAACCACAATGAATGTGCAGCTGATAGGAACTTTGTGTTCTTACCAGCTGGGCTATCTTTGATTAAATTTTCGACACGAGCCATATCAACGAAATTCATTGCAAATCCTTTACATCAACTTTAATAGTATAGCTCGAAACTTTGAATTTGTCAACACAAAAAACTTCATACATTGGAAGTTTCTCTGAAAGCAAACTACATCTTCTTAATATGTCTTTTGTGGATGCAAACAAAACCATATCTTCTTTTTTGTGGCAATAAAGGGGTCTTTCGTGGTTACGAAAAGCTATAATTTCTTTATTTGCATACAGAGCGCACACTGCCATTGATGCTGGTTCGAAGTGTTGAAGAGGATTCAGTTCTTCTTCCATTGCTCGCAGAACAAGCTCTGAGTCGTTTGAGGTTGTTGTTGCGAGTCCGTATTTTTCTTCCCAAGTTTCAGGCGGTTCTTGAGAGATAATGCCATTATGGGCAATAGATAGTTTGTCAGTAGACATAGGCTGATTATAACGCAGATCAGAAGTTGAATATCTAATGTGTCCAATGCAATATAGATTTCCATCTTCATTTCTCCAGTTTTCTAGGTTCTGTTTAGCGATAAATTCATCTGCAGGTATTGGTTCCTTAACTGTATTTACAATACCGTTTTTCACATACGAAACACCAGTCGCATGCTTACCACGGATCATAGATTGAACGAAAAGACCACGAACTAAATCGTGGTCTTTCGCTTCGAAGTTCTTAATAGCTATTCCTAGCACACCACACATTAAAAGAATGCATCCAAGCTAGAAGTTGTTTCCTTGCTATATGGATCACGCATATCATGAGCAGCCATATAATCATACCACTCTTGCTCGTGCCACATATCAGGTGAAACACCATTCCAAAGAGGACGATAGTACTTGTGATCCTTGTTCAGATGACGATCATAGACATACTGCTTACGGAGCATTTCATAATCCCATGACTTAAGATCAACCATCTTCTCACGGAAGTAAGCAACAATCGTCATACGATCATTATCTTCACCAATCAATTCATCGTTACCATGAATGCCACCATGATTGTTAACAAGCAACATATCGCCAGGAGCTAGCTTGATAGCAATGCGAAACTCAGGAAGAATAAACTCACCACCTTGCCAACCCTTACCGAGCGCACAGATGTTAGAGAAACCTTCATGAAGATCACCAGCATCTCGGTGACAAGCAGTCCGCCAGTTATGATTGACAGTAAGTGTAGTGAACACTGTCTCATCAATACAGAAACGTGGATCGAGCTTGTTAGCTTCAATGCGTTGCTTGTTCCAGCGATTAGGAAGCAACTCACGGAACTGAGAATTTAGCTTACGAAGAAATGGATACGACTTTGTAAATGCATCAAAATGCTTCTCGGTGTAAGAAGTAGCACGCCCATGAGGAATACGAGGATAACGATCAAAATAACCTGCAATGCCAGACATAACAGATTGGGCGTAATTAGTCTCTGAAATATAATTTTTGATTACATTTTCAGCTTCCTGCTTCTGCTCAAGACGACCAAGAGGTGCAATATCTTCGAGCCAATTATCAAACCATCCATGATATTCTGAATATCTCTTGGTTACTGCAGAGCGAAGCCAAACAGTACCACGTGTTTCATCCTTGTGTCCACGCTTATGACTTTCTTTGATGGATTCAATCGTTGTACCATCATCGAGAGTATTTGTCGGACGCGAAAGGAATGAAAGAATTTCCATCTGTTCAGGAGTAACCCAATCGCGATTACCACGACCTTCCTGACCTAGCTGATCGCCACGAGGACCAGCAGCCATGCCACGATTCTGAGACTCAGTAGCCGCAGGTCGCAAACCTTCATAACAAAGATCTTGCTCTTCCTTTGTAAAAACATTCTTACGGAACTTGAAGATAATATTCTCTTCGTTGGTGGTTCCATCAAGTGCTTCAGCATACAGATCACAATCTTCTGTGACAATGCGATCTGTATAAGTTGCACAGGTAATAAATGTACCCAGAGTTTCTTCTGAATCAATTTTCTTTCGAACGAGTACTTCAACCATAATTTTCTCCTACAAAAAATTCACTATACTCGTATGTATACGAACTAAGATTTGAACAAAACACCTGCAACGTCTGGCGCTGTCCAACCTTCTGGCTTCTTAACTTTACCATCTTCACGGCGAATTACCTTGCCGTCGACCAGCTTTGCCATATTGCTTCGATGCACCTCATCAAAAAGTTCATCCAAAGGAATACCGTAAGAAACGGCAGTGCCACAAGCAATGTAGATAATGTCAGCAAGCGCATCAGCAACCTGAATAATATCATCTTCCAGTTCACCCTTAATATATTCCGCAAATTCTTCTTCTAAAAGATCAATACGAAGTCTGCGTTCTGCGCCATCAGGAAGCTCTGGCTTCTCGCCAATACGCTGTCCGAAAGCCTGATGAAAATCACGAACGTCTGTAAAATAACTAGTTCTCATTGCTGTTTAACTCCCATAAGACAAAGCGCATTACCTTGCGATTGAGGAATAAATGAACCACCAGCAGTAGTGCACTTATCCATAGATGCGTAGTATTTTTCGTTGGAATTTGTTACACCAGCAAGAATTGCAAGCACAACACCTAAAATGATAACAGCTGCAGTTATGCAGCCAATAAACCAGTCACATTCCCACTTATTCATTTTGACATCAAATCCTTAAGCACTTCATTGCGACCTTCGCGTTGAATGAGAAGATCCATTACTGCAGATGCATACACTACAACAGAACAACACATCATGAGAGCATCCTTCGGATCAGTTACTGCTTTAAGCTGCTCTTCAAACAAATTCAAAACAGGACTAGACAATTCCTGCATACGAGCTTCAATTTCTTCTACATTATCCATTTGTTATCCAATCTGGTTGGTTGCGTTTAGTCCACTTATGAAGACTTGATTTTCCAAGTATATAATAATTTCGGTAGTTTGTCAATGATTCATTTGAAATGATGTACTCCTCTGCCATACAAGATGGCATTGGAGTCCAATCAAATTCTTTTAAATTAAAAGGAGGACATTGAAGATCAATACCCATGGCGAAACATTTGTGCACCTTACCATAGCGATACGTATATTCTTCACAGAGAGCAAAGAAATGCTCAACAAGCCATTGATAATTTTCTACCGATTGGCGACACCAGACAGCAGAAGGATGATTGATATGCGTAGCAGAATACATCACATCTTCTCGTCGATCTGACAATTTCCAACGACGAGCCTTGCGACCAGACTTGGACTTTCCTTCGACTTCTTCACCATCTAGGACTCGATGGGCAGTCGAGAGCAACTGTGCGCTCTCGAGAATCATTTTAACAACGTGTCTGTCTACCAGCGCACGTGCAGCATCTACAGGGTTTTCATCTACGTAGAATATGTTCATAATAGCTCAAATCCGAGATGATGTTAGTGACTACTTTTTTGCCTTTGCGCCACTTCTCTAAAGCGCGATCTCTATGTATTCTACTGGCGCTGTTGTAAAAAGTCAAGCCTTCAATATGCTCCATCTCGTGTTGAAAAATTCGAGCAGTCATCCCTGTAAATGTTTCTGTTCTTGTATCGCCATTCGGTAGCTGGAACCTGACCTTGACATGTTGAGGTCTTTTGATTTTCACAATCAATCCAGGATAAGATAGACAACCTTCTTCCAACTCGACTTGCTGCTCAGAAGGCAACACAATTCTAGGATTGAAACAAACGAAATTTTCAGGATGACCTCTCATAGCAAAAATACGATATGGGACACCAACCTGATTGGCAGCAAGACCCAGACCATTCCATTCATACATATGTTTGACTAGATCTCGAGAAAATTCAATAGGATCAAATGGTGGTGCTTTAAAATCAAAGTTCTCACATTTATTTGTGAGAACTGGATCAGTATTCTTTACAAGTTCCATAGTGCACCTTATACAGTTAAATCAAAGTTAATGATAGTACGATAACCAATAGTAGGCTGGCTGCTGCAATGATATCTAGAGCCATCAAATAATACAGCTCTGCCTCTCTTAGGCGTAACTCTTTTGTGTTCCTGGAGAACAACTCCCTGAGACCCTCCCGGAGTATCATTAATGGTCTGCTCATAGATAATAGTATCTCCATCAGAATCATTAACGTAATACACACAAGCCACATGAGGAAGGTGAGGAGGCAAATCGACGTGAACTCCATTGTGTTCTTTCTTATACTGCGGTGCTAGAGGAAGCTGTAGGAAAATACGGTTGTAGTAAATTTGTTTATATTCAGGAACAAATTTATCGAATCTATCTTTGAACATATTGTGAATAACGTAACGCATTTCAGAATCAGAAGTGCTTTCTTTTTCTGGATGGTTTATTATATGAACAAACCCATGAGAAGGAAATTGCTGATTGACATTACCGCTTACGTCCTTTAGGAATTTCCATTGAGAATGATACATAATCATATCATGAAGATGAACCTGATCTTTTTCAGATAAAAGATTGTCAATTACAACTGTTTCAAACATTCCAATGCCTTATCACACCTGCCACAATAACAATATTTGTTATAATATAACACAGAACGATTGCTGTTCTTACCACAGCAACCATGTCTGCTTCTCTGTCTGTTTTTCCATTTTTCTCGCCGAGTGCCTTAGCCCAAATTTTCCACATCATGCAATCTTACTGAAGTTCTTATGTTTTTCGAATTTGATGACATTAGTAAATTTGTCATACAGCTGATCACCCTTATGAGAAATGATAAAGGTATTAGTATCAACAGTTAGTTGATTTAGAATTTTGAGAAACTCTTCGGTTCCATTTGAATCGAGTGAACTGTCCATTACTTCATCCATAATAAGAAGGTTAGTACTAATAGAATTACGCAACTTAGCCACAGCACGCCATGTGAACAGGATAGCAAGATTAATTCGCATCTTCTCGCCTTCAGAGAAAGAAGCGTAAGAGAATTCATCTCTGAATCTTGACTTAATTGTTTCGTTAAACTCTTCATCAAGTTCAAACTGGACAAAGAAATCCATAGCTGAAAGATACTTATTGATAAGCTTATTAATGACGGGTACATACTGCTTGATAATTCTCGACTTAATACCACCATCCTTGAGTAGCATCGAAGCAGCTGATAATACTTGCTTTTCATCAACAAGGTTATTGTATTTAACCTCGTGTGATTCTAGCTCAGTTACTAGCTCATTAATCTTACTACCTTCATCTTCATCCTGCTGAATGGTAATCTTACTGATTTCTTTTTCAAGAGCATCGCGATACTTGATCATTGAATCAATATTGTTCTTGGCTTTAAATTGTTCCATGCTCAATGTGTTGATATTAGCTTGGACTTCAATAATAGTATTCAGCTCAGCATTGACCTTATCATATTGTTCCTGAAGCAAAACAAGACCATCTTTAGCTTCAGAAATTTTACTCTGTTTCTCAACAAGAGTAGCATCACGAAAAGATGTATCAATCTGTTGTTTGCAAGTTGGACAATCAGTATGATTAACAAGAAATTTAACATCGTTGTTTAGAATAGCAACCTTCGCTTCAATCTGATGACGAATGCTACTAAACTTATTCATACGCTTCGAGATTTCTTTCTCGTCTTTGATAGTCTCTTTCATCTCTTTGATCTGAGCATCTAACTCCCAGTACTGGGCGCTCAAAGTTTCAATTTGTTTATTTGATTCAACAATAAGTTCTTGCTTCTCACTAATGATATGGTCATTATTATTTTGTAATTCGAGCATATGTTTTTTAACAAGCTCGATCTTCTCAATGATATACTTCTGCTCAGCAATTGCTTCGATGATGAACTCATTGTTGTCAGCTACCTTGCTCTTCAACAGAGTGTTCATTGTAGTGAAAATCTGCAGATCAAGAAGATCCTCGATAATCTCTCTACGTGCACTAGCTGATAGCTGCATGAATGGTTGGAATGTTGCAGTACCAACCACAACAACCTGACAGAATGACTTGTGATTGATCTTAAGGATCTGCTTCTCAAGAATATTCTGGTAGTCTTTCATCTCAGCAGACTGATTAAGTAGATTACCATTCTGATAAACTTCGAAGATATTTGGCTTGAGTCCACGTACAATCTTATAGCGATTGCTCGAAATACTAAACTCAATTTCAACAACCATGTCCTTACGAGTGATCGTGTTAACAAGTTGTGGCTTGTTAATTTTGCGGAAAGGCTTACCGAATAGAGAAAACGACAATGCGTCGAGAATGGTGGATTTACCCGCACCATTCTCGCCGACGATCAATGTAGTATTTACTTTATTAAGATCAAGCTCTGTAAAAATGTTGCCTGTTGAGAGCAGATTTTTCCAACGTAGTTTTTCAAATAGAATCATTCTATCGCTATAGCCTCTTGATACAATTCAATAATAGTTTGTTCGAGCTTCACTTTATTGAGAGTTGGAGCATTAACCTGTTCTATATATTTTTTGAAAATATTGACAGTAGACTCTGCTTCATTGATGATATCGCTATCATTTTCGATGGCAAGATTAAGATGATCCTCAACAATTTGCATATCCAGAACACCAACCTGCTCGAGGCTCTCGATAAATCTATCGAACTGATATGGATCAGTCTTGTTGGTAACAATCACCTTGACGTTCATACCCTTCAATGTTTCAACATCAACAGCAGCATTTTTTGTACCTTCAGGCGTATCGTCGTACCAGACCTTAGCAAACATTTTATACGGGTTTTGGATAAAAGTCAACTCACGTGTTTCTGTATCCAGGATGTGAAAACCTTTAGGATCGTTGTAATCCGACCATGTAAATTCACCATGACTTCCCAGATAATAGATAGTACCATCGCTGGAACGATGGTGATAATGACCAGACAGCACCATATCAAAGCGAGAGAATAGATTACGGTCGTCGCCATGAGAAACCATAGACCCCTTGTACATTTCGAACCCAGCAAGTTCAAGATGACCAAACACAATTTGAGCAGGAGTACTTTTAATTTTATCCAAAGTAATTTGTCTATTCTCATCACAAATCCATGGTAGCATGAGTACAGTTAGATTGTCAAATTCTACTTCTCGAGGAAGCTGGTCATAAACATTAAAAGAATACTTACCTACGACAAGCTCATGAAGCGCATTAATAGAGTTGGTGTTCTTGAAATATGTATCGTGATTACCAGCAATCATATGAACATCTAATCCACGATTTGCAAGCTTATCAAGAAAGTCAATACGAAGTCGTGTAGCAGTGTTAAAATTAATATACTTACGACGGTCTACAAGATCACCGAGATGAACAACAGTACGAATATTATTCGTATCCAGGTATGGAAAAAATATTTCATCAAGAAACTTCTTACTGTTGTCCATGAAGGCAATATTATCATTACGAACACCCCAGTGAGTATCTGTAATCAGTGCAATTTTCATCTAAAAATACTCTTTCTATATTGAGACATTGAGTTTCTATCTCTAGAATTAGTGTTCAAGAAAGTTGTAGTGCAATCTCTAATTGCTTCCAATCGAAGAATATAGTTATTCTTCTCATTTTCTTTAATATTAGTATCGTTGATTTTGTTGATTAAGTCAAGTACATTCTCAGGTACTAAGTGTAGGTTCTTCATTATTATCTTCCTCAATAAATTTCTCTAATCCTGACTTGCTCTTCTTAGCAGTTTTCACAAGCTTGTCTTCGAAGCTTCTAATAATTTCGTCAGAATATTCATTATGTTTCACCTGAATACTATGTCCTGCACTACCACCTTCCATATACTGTTGGTCGTACAACTCATCCATAATACCAGAGTTTTCAAAATTCTTATGCTTGATATATGATTGCTTCTTTTCTTTTTGAATCCTTCGAATGAATGCATTCCATGCAATCTGTGTGAAGTAAGCGAAAGGATTACTAGATTTTTCTGGATTGAAGCTATGAGCAGCTGACACACAGTTTTCAATACCATCCGCGATCATATCATCGCGATAAGAATAGTTCATGAAGTTAGGTTTAGTCGAAAGTTTATTACAGATCATAAGAAAACATTCACCAATATAATTGGGAATGCGTGGCAGAGGCTTACCAGCTGCCTCTGCTTCTTTTGTTTTTTCCTTAAACTTTACCATCTCTTCAAAAAGAGTTTTGTTATTTACATAGTGCTTCTTGGCTTTTGGCTTACGTGTTACAGGAATTTCAATGTCCATTTTTTAAACTTTCAAATTAACAGGATAAATTTTATACTCAAATTGCTCTTCGCTGTAGATTTTAATTCTTTCCACAAAATGCAAAATGGTGAAATTTTTCTTTGACTTCCAAGTTAGATCATCAGCAATATCATACAGTGTTGCAGTTTCTTTGCTATTTGATTTGCGTAATCCACGACCAATAGATTGTAAGTTTCTTATCTTGGATTTTGAAGGGCTAGCAAATATAATGTTATGCAAATTACGAATGTTAACTCCGGTAGAAAAAGTCCCGTAACTAGCGACGATAATACTGGATGTTTCAGACTCCACGATACGACGTATCTCTTCGCGTTCTTCTCCATCTACACCTCCATGAACAAAAAATACTTTTCTATCACTATCTTTCAACATCTCATTAAGAACTTTACCATGCTTATCAACATACTGAAACAACAGCAACGTGTTTCCATTAAGAGATAATGCTAGATTCTTGATGAACTTATTTCTTGCATCATTACGAACAAGCCAATCCATTTCAGCCTGATAATCATATTTTGAAATTAACTTTTTAATTTCGTCTGGATACTTAAGAACAATTGCTTTAATATGAAAACTAGAAAGATGCTTCTGATCAATAAGAGTGGCAGTGGTTGTTACCTGTCTAACAGCACCAAATAATCCTTCAAGAACGAGCTTGTGAGTTTGTGTGCCATCCAAGGTACCAGTAAAACCAAAACGATACTTGCAATTGTCCAACATAGACAATATGCTAGTAAGAGATTTAGCCTTGAATAAATGAGCTTCATCTCCTATGACCACATCAAACTGTTGGAAATACTCTTTAGGCATCTTGTATAACGATTGCCAGGTTGAGATGGTAATTGGTTTATCTGTTTGTTTATCTTGCCCTGCAAAGATTCGATGAACGAACCGATCAGATAAAAAACCATAGTCAGCAAAGTCAGAGGCAAGTTGACTAACGAGAGAAGTAGTTGGCACAATAATAAGAGTGCGTGCATGATAGTACCTTACTAATAGATAAATGATAAATGATTTACCAGAAGCAGTTGGGGAAAGCATCAATGCTCTGTTATGTCTAATAGCATAAACAAAAGCTTCTAGTTGATAATCTCTTGGTGTATATGATTCTGGAAGTTTAATTGTCTTAATAAAATCAAGAGCTTCAGCAACAGAAAATTCGTTAGCAGCAAAACAATCATCTTCTTCATAAGAATAACCACGATCTTCACAGAACTTCTTAATGTAATTATTAAGTCCTCCATAAAGCAAACATGTCATGGTATTGAACATGCGAACTTTACCATCCCATACTTTATTTTTATAGGCTGGCATGAACTTTGCACCCGGAACCTCGAACGTGAAGTATTCACTAAGTTCGAATGCAGTTCCAGGCTCACAAAATATCTTGTTATATGTTTCGTCGTGCTTCTCGACTCTAATAATTTCCATCAATTACCCATTGTAAATTTTGTCCACTCAATAGCAGATTTAATCTGAAATCCTCTGTTAGTGAGAGACTTAATGATTGACTCAAGCAATTCAATTTTCTCATCTTGTAGACCCATCTTCAATGACAGATCAATAAGCTCTTTGTCCGCTTCAAGATACATAGGCATTTCTTGCTTGAGGATCATACCACGTGCAGGAAGAGTCCAGCCTAACTCATGAGTTTCTTTTGTTGGACCTTGAGTATAAAACTCATACTTTGCAAGCTTAAGCTGATGATAACTAGCTGTGTACTTTTTCAGTAATAGCTTCTCAGCTGTATAAATTTGAAAGTATTTATGGTGGAGCTTGGGAATCTTAAGAGCTTCATCCCCAAGTTCTGTCTTGTCGATATCACTATCAACTTTCCAATTCTCGTAAATCTCATCAATCTTCATAATACCCTCATCAATTAAGTATTACTATACTACATCAATGAGTAAAAGTCAAACTACTTTTGTAATATCGAACAGTAAATATGCAAACTTAGCTGTTGCGGAAACATATTCGATGTCTGAGTTAGTAGTATCAAATTCAATTTCAGAAAGGTATGTAGGAAATGCATCTCTGAATGAGATTTCAAAGTTAGGATTTT